GTTGTAGGTGGCATATTTCCGCTATATCATTTAATGTTTGATGAAGGTCCTAAATTAATATTGCTTATATCTAGAACACAAGACCACGCAGTAAAGTTACTTGGTACTATAAAAGATACATTAGATTTTTCTCATAACTTTAGAAGTGTGTTTGGTTATTGGGGAATGAACTCTGCTAAGTCTTGGTCTAAATCAGAAATACAATTAAAAGACGGTTCTGTTATTATGTGTAAAGGAACTGGACAACAGCTTAGGGGAATTAAGGTAGGAAATCAGCGACCTACTTTAATTGTAGTAGATGACCCCGAAGACGAAAACAATACTAAAACCGCTGAAGCAATGGAAACTAACCTGCGATGGTTGCTACAAAGTGCTGTACCTTCATTGGACCCTGTCCGTGGTCGTATCGCAATTATTGGTACCCCTCAGCATCAAAGATGCATGGTTGAGACATTGAAGGAGATGAAGGGGTGGTATAATATGCACTTTTCTCCAGATATGGCTAATGGTAAAGCGCTTTGGGAGGAGTGGCAGCCTATTAAAAAACTTAAGCAGAAGAAAGAAGAGTTAGAATCTATTGGTAGAGTATCTGTATTTTATAGAGAATATCTATGTGAGATAGTTGGAGATGAAGACCAATTGTTTAAACCTAAATATCTTAAAAGTTATGAAGGTTCTTATTATAGAGACGAAGATGATAATGCGATGATGCAATTTAAAAGTATTGATGGTGAAATATTTAAAGAAGCTTTGCCTGTTAATATATTTATGGGAGTAGACCCAGCATCATCTATTAATAAAAGTGCTGACTATTCTACTATAGTAGCTATTGCAATTGATAAAAAAGGTAATCGATATGTACTGCCTTACTATCAAAAACGTGCTACACCTATGAATTTAGCAGAAGCTATTATACAGCAGTTTAAAATATACAAACCAGATAAGGTTCGTATCGAGTCTGTTGGTTATCAAGAAATGCTAAGAGAATATTTAAAGACTAGATGTGAAGAAGAAAATTTATTTATACCTGGTCTTGAAATTAAAGAAACCCCTAGAAATTCTAAATCAATTCGTTTAGAACAACTACAACCCTACTTCGCACAAGGTAAGTTTCATCTGTTAGACGATATGCAAGAACTTAAAGATGAGCTTTTACTCTTTCCTAGAGGAAGGCATGATGATTTGTTAGATGGACTTTATTATGCAAATAAAAAAGCCTATGCCCCTACTCACGATAAAATTAATAAAGAAGAACACGTTATGATGAAGAGAAAGTTAAATAAAGCTATAGACTGGATGACAAGTTAAAAAAAAGGTTTGCTTTGAACCTATGACGTTATAGTATATTAACTCTTGTCATGGCAGAAAAACCTAGAGAAGTTCAAATAACAGAAGATTTATTGCGTGAGTACGCTGGAGCTAGAACAGAATGGGCTGGTCAAGCAGTCGAAGACAATGAGTTCCGTAATGGAAAACAATGGACTGATGAGCAGATTAAATCCTTAAGAGCTAGAGCTCAAGAACCTCTTGTAGTAAATGTAATATACCCAGCAGTAGAGCAAGCAAAAGCCTTACTTACTACTCACAGACCACGTTTCCAATGTATAGCTAGAGAAGATAGTGATACTGGCACAGCCAGAGCAATATCTGATTTAATGTCGTACGTATGGGAT